TTGCTCTGAGCAACTTTTGCATTCGACTAAAATATTCGGCTGTCCATTTTCAAGGATTGCATAATCAACCTTTTCGCCTTTTTTAATTCCTACATCAGCAATATACTCTGGGCAAAATTCATTTGGATTGAAAACATCATACCCAAGAAGTTGAAATAAAGGCACTACAAGAGACATTTTTGTGGATTCTTCTGTAGTGATGGTGTCTTTTAAAGACAGTATCCTTTCTGAAAATTGTTTAATTACATCATTGAACTCCATACATTTTCCTCTCTTTCATATTTTATAAATCATCACCATATAGATAGTGGTGTTCAGCTCGTTGGAACATATCGCAATGTTCCTGAATAAATTCAACACGTTTCTGATCACGAGCAATCCGCTTCTTTAATCGTCTTCTTTCTGCTTGCAGTTGTTTAATACGATCAAGATAGATTTGAGCCGGTTCTGGATCTTTGTGTGGATGATGGGCATAGTATTCAATTTCTTGTACATTACCTTTTGAAAAGTCATCATTTGTTATATGGCTCATAGCATGCTCATATGCCTTAAGCTGAGATTCATAATTCAATCCGGCATTGATCAGTATCGTGTAGCTTCCGTCTTCGTTCGGAACAACCATTTCATTTCCTTTTTTACTAGGAAAATCCATAAGAACGACATTAACATCCGGCGTCGTCAATATCACCACGTTCCTTTCGCTTAAGCGCGAGAGCCATGCTATGCAGAGCTTTTAAGTCGTCCGGATCCATATCTTTCTGGACATCAAACAGCGCTTTCAGTTCTTTGTTTTCAAATATCTCTTGTGCTACCTGTGCAGTTTCGTTGTTTGTGTAGTATTCGTTGGTATTTTTTCCAGTGCGAATATATTCGGCAGTTACACCAAATAAATCAGCTATCTTCTGTAATTTAGCATCTTTAGGATTGCTTCTACCATTTTTCCAGTCTGAGAAAGTGGATTTTGTGATTCCAGTAGCCTTTGCCACGTCAGAATCTTTCATCCCTTTGGAATCTCTTAACTTGCAATAAATTTCATACATAATACACCTCTAAATAATAAATTCTGAAATCAGTACAAAAAGTTATTGACAAGTTCTGAAATCCGCACTATAATAAAGCTACAAAGTTCGGAAATCAAAACAGAATTAAGTTTTAATTCATTTGTCAATGTATCTGGTAAATATATTGTATCTGATTTCCGAACTAAAATCAATAGAAAGTTCGGAAATGAGGTGATTATTTTTATGTATGAAAGATATGTAGAACTTCGAAATCAAAAAGGTGTATCTGACTATAGGGTAGCAAAAGATACAGGGATTCCGAAGTCTACTTTTTCTGATTGGAAATCAGGAAGGAGTAAACCGAAGATAGCAAAGCTTAAAATTTTGGCTGGATATTTCGATGTGGCTGTAGATGAATTAATTTCAGCAACAGATGAAACAGGTTCAGAAGAAGGGAGGGAGTAAATTGGAAATCGCGGTTGGCCTGTATATTGTTGGAATTACTTTAATAATGGGATATCTGATAAACAAATATCCCAGAGAAACGATAGCTATTATATTCCTTTACATAATGGTGCTATTACAAGTTGTCCAAAAATATTTTCAACATAAATAGTAAGAACAACATATACGCAACAATCAAAAGACGTGTGGACAAGAAACCTAGTATTAGACTGAAAAAGGCAATTGCTGGTAATTCAATCCATATACAAGCGAATATCATGCGGATTTTTGAATGATATTGTTCGTAGTTGATCCGATAAGAAATGCTGCGGACAGGAATATGTGCTTGCTTACATAATTTGTCATATGTTTTTGAAATTTGGTCACAAATTCGAAACCATTGATTATAGCCATATTTATTCTCTTGCAGAGCAGATGGTTTTTCAAGCCAACGAATCTCTTGACGTAAAACGGGGTCAATAAGAAGAGAGTGTGAATTTTCTAATTCATAGTATTTAGAAAGAAAGGGGTATATATCATCGAGAGATACTTTTTTGTAAAGAAAAGGTTCAATTTCTAAAAAGAGTGGGTGATAGACCTTATCGAGTCTTTCGCGAGCTACAGTAGAGAGATTAGAGTTTCGACTAATTAGTAAAGTAAAGATGCCAAGCGTGAGCGTGACAGATGGTTCTAATAAAATATTTATAATTTTTCCTAAATTAATGCTTGATACAAACGAAAGCATGTCAATTTTCCTTTCATCATTTGATAGGAAAATTATACCAGAGAACCGCAACAAGTACAAACCATAATACATAACCTATAAAGAGGTGATGCAGTTTTGAAACATATTAACATCGTGATCATCGATGGAGTAGAAAGAGACATGGCTACATTATCTGCAGAGGAACGAGTAAAGATCGTGAATGAGCTGAATCGTGTAGCTGTTGGATATCTGGGATACGAACGAGAGAAAACCGCTTAGGCGGTAGAAAGGAGGACAAGCATGAAAAGAAGAGGACCAAGAACAAAATGGCAGAGAATAGTCCGGGAAGCGGTGTTTGAGCTGCTGATTGGCGGAGCAATCGGACTTGCATTCGATGCAGTGTTATTTATCTGGTTGTTTGTGAATTGAAGGGGGGATGAGGACATTGCAAGAGATACCAAGACTGATGGATGATCATGAATTCCGGAAAGAACTGGAAAGAATTCAGGAGCACTTAGATGCAATCAGTAGGGAGTCAAACACCGTAGAAGTGCGAAGAAACTACCTGATCAGCTGTGTGACGGTGCCATCAGCAAAAATTTATACGCCGGATCAGTTAAGACAGATATTTGATCTGACGTGGAAATAAGAAGAGCACCCGTATAAGCCGGCAAGCTTTGGGCGCTCAGAAAATTAGTCAATTATATTATACAAAACAGGAGGAAATTAGTCAAATGGAACATATACCAGGATATGACGAATGGAAAACAACGCCTCCGGAACAGGTACCTGCAACATATTGTGATTGCTGTGGGTGTGAGGTGTATGAAGGAGATTATATCTATACGATAGATGGAGAACGTTTATGCGAGGATTGTCTCAATGCTAATTACAGGAGGGTTGTGTAATGGCAGAAATATGGATGGTGTTCGGAGCGGAAGAATACAAATATGGAACATATCGTTTTGTTACACGTGCAGAAAAAAACAGAGTAAACGATCTCGCAATGCAGATCCGCGAAGAACGCGGGTGTGAGACTTATGTGAAAGAGATAGGTGAGTATTAATGTATTACAAGGAATGTCCGTTCTGTGGTTGTAATTTGGATCCGGAAGAGAAATGTGATTGCCAGGACAAGAAGAAAAAGAGAGAAGAGCTTATCAGATCGCTTCTGATCAGACAGTCAGACGGGCAACTTGTGTTGAAGGAGGCGGTATAGATGACATATGAATCGTTAATGATTGCAAATCAAACAATCACAAAAATAGAAGTTAAAGGAAAAGAGTATGCGGAAGTAAATCAAAGAATTCGTGTATTTCGAATGTTATATCCGAACGGAAGTATCGAGACAAATATTGAAAGCTTAGAGAAAGGCATCTGTGTGATGTCTGCAGTTGTGAAAGATGATTTTGGTTCAGTGCTAGGAGTGGGACATGCCTATGAAAAAGAGGATTCCTCATTCATAAACAAGACTTCTTACATTGAAAATTGCGAGACATCAGCTGTAGGAAGAGCGCTTGGAATGTGCGGAATTGGAATTGATACAAGTGTTGCCAGTGCAGATGAGGTTTTGAATGCTATTAAACAACAAGAGGAAATGAGTTTGATTTCGGACGCACAGTATAACACATTAATGAAATGCATTCCAAATCACAATCAGACTGTTGAAAATGTATGCAACTTTTTTAAAGTGAAGGATTTAAGAGAACTTACAGTAAAGCATTTTATGATTCTCATGAATAAAATGGGTGAACAGTAATGGATTTCACAGGAATATTTCAAGGGTTGTCCATGAATTATGCTACTGGCAAACAGACAGCGTCCTTTGAACTGAATGAAGACGCAAGAGAAGCATTCCAAGATCTAAAGGGGTGCGAAAAATTGACCATTCAGATAAAGAAATATCGAAAGAAGAGAAGCTTGGATGCGAATGCATATTACTGGGTGCTCGTATCGAAGTTGGGAAAGGTCCTTGATATGGCAAATCCAGAGGTGCATAACATAGCGCTAATCAGATATGGACAACCTTGGATCATTGATGGAAAGTCAGTGTTTACAACAATCCCGGATACAGAAGATGCAGAAAATCAAGTTAGATATGCCGTGAATTATCATTTACAGCCGACATCGCAAGTGCGGGAGGGCAATGACAATGTGATGTATCGAACGTACAGATTACTTCGTGGCAGCCATCTGTACAACACAGAGGAAATGGCAAGGCTGATAGGCGGAATGATTACCATGTGTAAGGAAGCGGGTATTCCGGACAGAGAAATAGCAACACCGGAAGAAAAGAGACTCTTGAAAGAGAGGTATGGTGTAGATGTCTAAACAATTATGGAGTGTGTTCACAAATGACATGGAGCATTGTTACTTTACCGGCACGCCATATTGCCATCGGCATCATATATTTTATGGCCCGTATAGATCAATGTCTGAGAAATACGGCTTTGTAATACCGATAGCTTATTACTTACATGAGAATTATCCGGACAGTGTTCATCAGAATCCGAATAAGGGCATTGATCTGGAACTGAAGCAAATGGCTCAGAAGTATTTCGAGGAACATTACGGGACAAGGGAAGAGTTTAGAGAGATCTTCGGGAAAAGCAGATTGTAACTTATTAACATAGATTCCCTGGCATTGTAACCAAGAAATGTAACGCATAAGCACTCACCCAGCGTTATTTATTGCACAAGATGTTGTATCACAGCCAGAGAGCCAGGCTCTGGCGGAAAGGAGCAGCATGGAAGGACAGATAGAATTAGAGGATTATCTCCTGTCATTGAACTGTGAGGGATTTGACATTTGTGATTATATTCCGAAAGGACGAGCTAATGCGGTCACAAGATATGAACTGTGTATGAAGACTGGATTCAGGGACCGTCAGGTAAGAGATTTGATTCATTATGCAAGGCGTGACGGATCTATCTTGAATCTATCGGATGGAAAGGGATATTTCAGACCTGATTTGGATGATCCGATGGAAAGAGGAATGCTTGCAGCATATGTCCGGCAGGAGGAAAGCAGAAGAGATTCCATAGATTGGTCTCTGAATGGAGCTATAAAAGATTGTAAAGAAAACGGCATTGATTGGAGGACATAATAAATGAATTCAAACCAGAAGGGAAAGAAAGGTGAGCTTGAGCTTGCTGCAATACTCAAAAGCTATGGATATGAGGACAGCCGGAGAGGTCAACAGTATTGCGGATCTAATGGTGACGCAGATGTAGTTGGTCTTCCGGGAATTCATATTGAATGCAAGAGAGTAGAAAAGCTGAATATCTATGATGCCGTGGAACAGTCAAAGAATGATGCAAGAACAGGTGAAATGCCGGTTGTTATGCATCGGAAGAATAGAAAAGGGTGGCTGGTTACTATGCCACTGGATGATTGGATGAAGCTGTATGAACGGTAATTATATTAAAGTCAGTCGGTCATTGCTGGACTGGTGCTGGTATCACGATGTTAATACCTGCCGGTTGTTTATACATATGTTACTCCGGGTGAATTGGAAAAGAGGTTACTTTGGAGAAGAAGTAATTGAAAGAGGGAGCTTTGTTTCTTCGATATCCAAGCTGTCTGCAGAGACTGGATTGAGTGAAAGAGAGGTTCGCACAGCACTGGAACACCTTAAAAAGACAGGCGAAGTGACATGCAATCGACATGCAAAATATAGCGTATATACAGTGGTTAATTACTGTAAGTACCAATCGAGTGACAGGCAAAATGACACAGAGAACGACATGAAAAGCGACACACGAAGCGACACGTCTGTTGACAATCTATCGACAGGCAATCGACACGCAATAGAAGAAAAGAAAGAAGGAAAGAATAAAAGAATTAATAATACAGGGCGGTTTGAACCGCCGGATGTGGAAACGGTCCGAGCGTATTGCCAGGAACGTGGGAACAAAGTAGATCCGCAAGCCTTTGTTGATTTTTATGAATCCAAAGGCTGGATGGTAGGGAAAAACAAAATGAAGAACTGGAAAGCAGCAGTGCGTACCTGGGAGAAAGAAGACCAGAGGAGAAGCCAGACAAGGAAGGAAGAGACCGCCAAACGTGGCAGCACTGGATTTAATAATTTCACTGGCCGTGATTATGACATGGACCAGATGGAAAGAGCGCTTTTAGGAATTCCGGGAGGTGGGAATCATGCGGATTAAGCAGATCAATCCAAGAGGATGGTATGACATTCCGGGATATGACGGGAAGTACCAGATCAACTATTTCGGCAATGTTCGCATGGCACTGAAACGTGGGTACAAAGCATTGCACTCATATATCAAGACTGCAAATGGTCGCAGGGTTGTGAAATTGAACTGCAAGGAACAGGTTGTCATGAAACTGATGCAGATCACATTTATCGGTGAATTGCCTCCGGGAATGGTAACTTATCACAAGAACGGGATTATCACAGACGATGCATTGAATAACATCGGAATCATTACCAGAAGCGAACTTGGCAGATTAACCGGAAGAGGCAATGGCTGTGAAACCTCGGTCGTGAAGATCAGCGAAGAAGGACAGATTGTTGATTTCTACAGATCAGTAAGAGAAGCCGGCAGGAAGAACCATATGTCATATCAAACGATTTTAGATCGGATTAACGGGAAAGTGAAGAGCTTATATGCGCCGGATGGCTATGTGTACTGCAAGGACAATGCCAGAGAGATCAATAAGGCGGTCCGGAGGATAGAGCTGGACAACAGAGAAGAATGCAGTGTTGATTTTATACCGGCACCGGAAATAGTATTTGATTTTTAGCATAACGAAAGGAGACGGAGCTCCGGCCGGAGTAATGATGCATCGGCTCCTTTTGAAAAGATGAAAAACGGAGTAAGTAAGGTTTATACAGACAGACCAGATTATGCAGATTTTGATTCACCGGCAAAATTTGAGGCAATCAAGAGTATTATCGCGAAGAGATTAATAGAACATCCGGATGCCATATGCTCATATTCGGGCGGATCAGACAGTGATATCATGCTTGACCTGATTGAACGGACCAGAGCAATGTTCGAGTTACCGCCAATCAAATATGTATTTTTTAATACAGGATTGGAAATGAAAGCAACAAGAGATCATGTGAAGTATGTTGCAAAAAAGTATGGAGTGGAAATTGAAGAGAGAAGACCAGAGATCAACATCGTCCGGGCAACCAGAAAATATGGAATTCCATTCGTATCGAAAATTATGTCAGGAGGTTTGTCCGAATGGCAAAAGAAAGGAGTCCCTTTATCTATAGCAGATGAATATGATCAGGCAGAAGATAAGGCGGCGAAAAGAAAAGAGTTAAAAGAAAGATATCCTAAATGTGAGAGTCTGATTAATTTTCTTTGCTGCTGTAATTCGGCTGGGGAACCGAGACCAAATATTCAGCTCGTAATCAATTCATCAAAATACATGCGGGATTTCATCAAGGAATATCCGCCAGAATTTATGATAAGTGCAAGATGCTGTGATTATTGCAAAAAGCAAATCGCTCATAAAGTTCAGAAAGATTATGACATGATTATAACGGGAGAGCGTAGAGATGAAGGCGGAATGAGATCGGTTCCTAGAAAAGATAATACGGCTCTTTGTTTCACAGAAACGGCGGATGGACATTATCGGCTAAGACCGCTCTATTATGTATCTGATAAAGATAAAGCATGGTACAAAGAGTATTACAAAATAAAATATTCGGATGCATATGAAGTATATGGCTTGACTAGAACGGGATGTTGCGGATGCCCGATATCGTATAAGGCAGTAGAAGATCTTGAAAAGATTCGAAAGTATGAGCCGAATGTAGTAAAGGCAGCATGGAATATTTTCGGAAAGAGTTATAAGTACCGAATGAAATATAACGAATACAAAAAGAAACGAATGGAAGAAGAAAAAAGGAGAGCTGAAAATGTCGAGGGACAAATGACGATATTTGATTTTCCGGAACTGATTCCGGAGGAAGGAGAAAACGATGGCGATAATACATAATGTCCGTGGCGGGACGGTTGGCTTAAATGAAGAAGAACGGTTGATGATCGCAAGGCTACTGGTGAAGGCGGGATATACGGTTAAGATCGGATACAGGACGATTCCAGGGAATGCGAAGGGGAAGAAAGAATATATAGTTGAATACTGGGAGGAGAAAGAAAAGAAGATAGAAATGTAGAATGGTGTCGAACCTTGACAATTGAATATTGATGGTTGGAATGCTATAATGATGCAAAAAACGAAAAGGAATATACCAATATGCAGACAATAATCGAAAAAATAAAAGAGGTTTGTAAAAAACATCCTATTATAATTGTTCTGATAATAGCTATAGCACTTTTGATTGGTGCCCCTTTGATTATTCAAGGAATGTATCACGTGCCAGCACCGTGCAAACTATTAGAAGAAAAAATCCCACCAGGGAATTTACTGGCGTACATAGGATCTGTTTTGACGTTCGGTGCAACATTTATGCTGAGTTTGTTAGTATATCGCTCAAATAAAGAACAGTCTGAAAGAGCAAGCCTTTCTGAGAATAAAGCAATGCTTGTCATTGATAATGATAGTGGCATGAAGCTAGATATGTTAAAACCAGTTAAAAAGGATGAACATGATATTTTTATTAATATGAAACTGAAAATATTGTCAAAGGCAATGATTTCCAGAATTCATGTAACGCATTTTTCAGCAAGTGATTTTGATCAACCAAGAGATGATGAACGTCAGTTTTATGCAGACTGTGGTAAAGGAAAAAATGTTACGTTTCAGTATAAGTCGAAGGATACATTAATGATAACATTTGATTCAACGAGCGAAAAACTTCGAAACATTTTGTGTACATCAAAAAACTTATCTATTGGTTTTGATATAGTAATAACGTGTGAAAATGTAAAAACAATATTGACTATGAACATGAATTGCACTACATGTGAAATTATCGGAGAACAGACAGTTATAGAAACAATATTCGATATAAAAAATTCAAACTCCGCTTTTTGTGAGTCATACATAGTCTAAAAAGCCTACCAACCATCAATATTCGGTGGTTGGTATTTTTATACTTAAAAATAGGCGAAAGGATGAAAATGAAGAATGTGGAGGAATAGATCATGGAGAGATTAACGCATAAAAGAGAGAACGGTATAAAGCGAGGGTACTGGTCCCCGAATAAGAAACAGGAGCTGGTGGATAGACTGGCGATGTATGAGGACAGGGAAGATGCTAAGGACACAAATGTCCTTGGCAAATGGATTCCATGCAGTGAGAGATTACCAGAGAATGCAATGAATGTAATAGCGCAATTTTCAAGTGGTACAGTAACGGAATTAAGATATGCAGGAAATGGTATTTTTGAAGGAATTTATGAGTATTCAACAAAAGTAATTATTGCCTGGATGCCGCTGCCGGAACTATACAAACAAAACGACGAAGGAGCTGAGGAATGATTGAACAGAGGAAGAGACAGAAGACAGATAAAGCTGGATAGTCAGAAGCATTACAAAGGGTTGGAGGAGAGCCATGATGCGAAAGCAAGTGAGAGATTTCATACACCACCAGCTTATCAGAGTTATTCAGTGGAGGATTACCTGAAAAAAATGGGAGTAGACATAAAAGAGGTGACCGGCGATGAGTGAATATGTCGAGTGCTATGAAAACTTAAAAGCAGCAGTTGTAAAGTTGGCAGCGGATGATTACCGGCGGGCATTGATCAGGTTAAGGCGGCATCCGAAGGATACAAATGCACTTCATACTAAAATCGAATGCGAGATGTTTTTTCGCAAAGATATTGAGACGTACAGTGACATGGACGGAGAGATGTTGATCAGAGGGATTCAGGAAAGAGTAAGGCGGGAACATAATGAACAGAGAGCAGTTAAGTAAATACAAGAAGAATAAGCGGGATATTGAGAATCTGGATGGAATCATTGCCAAGCTTCAGGAAAGACTGGATGCAGTACCGGTGGTATCAGGAAAGGTTACAAAGAGTTCGGATGACTTCCCTTACATCGAAGAGCATGTGCAGGTGAGGGTAGAAGAGCCAAAGGCAGCAACTGCGTTGAAGATGCGGATCCGTGAAAAGGAGAAGAGAAAAGATCAGCTGATCCATGAGAATGAGAAAGTAGAGAAGTACATAGCTGCAATGCCTGATGGAACGACCAAGGATATATTTGAGATGGTATTTTTGGATGGAATGACGCAGAAAGATGCAGGAGAGTGTTTGAATTGTACTCAGGGGCGGATCGCACAAATAATTAAAGAAAATTTACAAGACTAATAACATTAATAATTTTACTATGTTATTATTATACTGGACATGATGAAAAGACATATGATAGTCATTTGATTATTTTCCCCAACCTAACACAACCAAGAGAGGACACCTGGTGATGCCGGGTGTCTTTTTCGTTGCGTAATGTCGAGAAATGGGATATTATGGGAGTAGGTTTTCGGGCAGTGAGGAGGTATAAAAAGATGAATGTGTCAATGACCGTAGGAGATATCATTGTATCTGCAGTAATTAGTTTAATTGCGGGAGTTATAACGGGAATTATAACAGGATATGGGGTGACGATATATTATCGGAATAAAGATAAAAAGCGAGATGCGGGGAAGTATACAAAAGAATTATTAGATTTTATAGCTGGACTTGTAAAAATTATGACATACGAGGGAAGCAGTGTGCCTGATTATAAAGTCAGTGAGATAGTAAATTATTTAAAAGATATGCCTATAAGATATAATTGGATTGAGTTTACCGATGAACAAGAAAAGAGTAAAATCATAGAAGCAGAGAAATATGTTGCTAATATAATACAACTTGCAAGTAGCTGTATGGTTAGCATGTTATTATCAGAAAAAGACGAAGAAACACAAAGAAAAATAGAAAATACGAAAATTAAAATATTTTGCGAAGAAGAACCTAAAGGTATGTTGCATATAATTGAGCTTACTGACATACTGAAGAAATATAGATAGTATTAACAAAGCACCCTCCGGGGTGCTTTGTTAATGCAAAAACAAAAACGAAATGAATGAGGGGTGGTGAGGCGTGGCAAGAGCACCCGATCAGAGGGCTATTGAAGCGAAAGAATTATATGACAAAGGGCTGAAATTAATTGAGATTGCTAAGGAACTGGATGTTCCGGTTGGGACAGTCCGGAGCTGGAAGAACAGACAGTGCTGGGATAATGCAACGTTGCAAAAGAAAAAACGCAACGTTGCGAAAAAAAGAGGCGGTCAGCCGGGGAACAAAAATGCCAAAGGACATGGCGGGACAGGACCGCTGGGAAACAAGAATGCAGTTAAGACAGGAGAGTTCGAAACTCTCTTTTTTGATACCCTGAATCCGGAAGAACTGCAGCTGGCCGAGACGATTGGGCTCGACAAAGAGCAACTGCTTTTACAAGAAATACAGCTACTTACGGTTCGTGAATACCGCATGTTGCACCGAATAGAAGCATTGAAAAATGCTGAAACACAGCAAAACGAGGATGAGAAGTCGCCACCGGGGATGACGGTAGTAAAATACACCGATGGACTGGAAAAAGGAGACTGTACAGAACTAAAAGAATATGCCGGAATACTTGGCCAAATCCAGCAGATAGAAGATGCACTCACGAGGGTACAGGCCAAGAAACAGAAGGCAATCGAAGCTATCCATAAGTTTGGCTACGATGATGCCAAGTTAGAACTTGCTACGATGCAGTTAGAACTCCAGATCATGAAACAGGATGGAGGATCGCATGAAACAGCGGACGACGGATTCATGGATGCCATGAACGCTACAGCTTCAGAAGTTTGGGGTGATCAGGATGTATGAAAAGATCACAAATCTGAAGAAAAAGCTCCAGGCTATGAAGAAAAGCCGTCTACAGACAGTATATAATCAGATATTCAAGTTCAAACCGTTCTCAAAAAAGCAGAAACAGGTACTGACATGGTGGTGTGCGACGTCGCCCGTAAAAGATTACGATGGGATTATAGCAGATGGAGCTATCCGATCGGGAAAGACAGTGTGCATGTCGCTATCCTACGTGATGTGGGCGATGGAAACGTTCAACGGACAGAATTTCGCCATGTGCGGGAAAACCATCGGATCATTTCGAAGGAACGTACTGTTTTGGCTAAAACTCATGCTAAAGGCAAGAGGCTACGGCGTGGTAGACCACAGAGCTGACAACCTGATAGTGATCACAAGAGGAAAAACGACTAATAACTTCTACATATTCGGTGGAAGGGACGAAAGCTCCCAGGACCTGATACAGGGAATTACACTGGCAGGAGTCTTCTTTGATGAAGTGGCGCTTATGCCGGAAAGTTTCGTGAATCAGGCTACCGGCCGATGTTCGGTAGATGGATCGAAATTCTGGTTTAACTGCAACCCTTCCGGACCTTACCATTGGTTTAAGGTCAATTGGATAGACCGAGCCGTTGGATACATTGGAAAAGAACGGGCAGCAGAGTTAAGGGCGAAAGGTGAACCGGTCAAGAATATCCTATACGTACATTTCGTAATGGATGATAACCTGAGCCTCAGTGATGAGATCAAAGAAAGATACCGGAATACATACAGAGGGGTATTCTACAAACGTTACATTCTCGGCTTGTGGGCGATGGCAGAAGGTGTTATCTATGACATGTTCGACAACGAAAAACATGTGGAAGATCCGAATGAATTCCAAACAAAGCTGATAAATAGCAATAGATACGTTAGTAGCGATTATGGAACACAGAATGCCACAGTTTTCCTGCTGTGGAACAAAGGAACAGATGGCGTCTGGTACTGTACTAGAGAATACTATTACTCTGGACGAGACAAAGGAAGGCAAAAGACAGATGCAGAATATGCAAAAGATTTAGAAAGCTGGCTGGATGGAACGGAGATTAAAGCCGTTATCGTCGATCCGGCAGCAGCTTCATTTATTGCTGAGTTGAGAAAAAGAGGATTTAGAGTAATAAAAGCAAAGAACGATGTAGAAGATGGTATCAGACTGGTGTCCACAAAGTTGAATTTGATTAAAATTATCTTTTCCAATGTTTGCCAAAACACAATCAAAGAGTTCGCATCGTACATTTGGGATGCAAAAGCCGCTGAACGAGGGGAAGATAAGCCGATAAAACAATATGACCATGCAATGGACGCAGTAAGATACTTTGTATATACAATCTTTGGAGATAAACCTCGTTTAAATAGAAACCTGAAAGGAGGACTGTAAAGTGTTATTTCGATTACCGTCAGAAGAAGAACTGACAGACAACAAACTGAATGAATTCATAGCAAAGCATAATGCAGAGTGCGCCTTTCGGTTTAAACATCTGAAAGATGCGTATGAAACAGACTACCAGATTTTTCACCAGAAGCCGAAGCCGGATTATAAACCAGACAATCGTATTGCTGTGAACTTTGCAAAATATATGGTGGATACATTTAACGGATATTTTATCGGGAATCCAATTAAGATATCTGTAGATGATGATGCTGCAGGCAACATCAAAAAATATGTGGAGCTCCTGGATCAGTACAATGATCAGGACAATAACAATGCGGAGCTGTCGAAGATCTGTTGCATTTATGGCAAAGGATACGAGATGTATTACGTGGATGAACTGGGAAATATCGGGATTACATATCTGACACCATTTGATGCTTTTATGATCTATGATGATTCGGTATTGTGCAGAGAACGATACTTTGTTCGACTGTACATAGATTCGAATGACGTTTTGCACGGTAGTGTATCCGATGCGGAGAAGGTACGGTGGTTTACCCAGAAGGGAAAGCTTATCTGGGAGGAAGAAGAAAAGATACATGGATTTGACGGGGTGCCAGCTACAGAGTATGTGGAGAACAAGGAGCGCACATGTATCTTTGAACCGGCAATCTCGATGATTGATGCTTATAACAAAGCGATCAGCGAGAAGGCAAACGATGTAGATTATTTTGCAGACGCATACATGAAAGTACTTGGAAGTAAGTTGGAAGATGAAGATTTGGAGCATATCCGCGATAACAGAATCATTAATCTGGAAGGAGACGCAACAGAGGTTATAGTTGATTTCCTGCAGAAACCAAACGGAGACACCACACAGGAAAATTTAATTGATCGCTTGGAGAAATTAATATTCCAGATCAGCATGGTTGCGAACATCTCAGACGAGAATTTCGGTACAAGCTCGGGCATTGCCATGAAGTACAAGCTGCAGGGAATGAGCAATCTGGCAAAGACGAAGGAGAGAAAGTTTACATCCGGAATGAACCGGCGATACAAGTTGATCTTTTCGAATCCAGTATCAGGAATGAAGGAAGATGACTGGGTGAAGCTGCATTACCATTTCACCCCGAATATTCCATCGAATGTACTGGAAGAGAGTCAGATCGCCGGCAACTTGGATGGAATCGTATCACAAGAGACACAGCTTGGTGTACTGTCTGTCGTGGATAATGTGCAGAATGAGATGGAAAAAATCGAGAGCGAACAGGAAAAAGCCAAGACAGATCCTGTTATGATGCAGATGTTCGGAGGTGCAGGTGATGGCAAGTCAGGAGTACTGGAAGAACCGGGAAAAGGAAGCAAAGAAACATAATATTCAGGAAGAAGCTGAGTATAATCGTAAGATCAAAGAGATCTATGCCAATATGATGGACGAGATCAATAAAGAGATCAACGGATTCTATACCAAGTATGCTGCTAAAGAAGGCATTACGATGGCTGAGGCAAAGAAGAGAGTAAGCAAGCTGGATATTGCAGCATATGAACGGAAAGCAAAGAAATATGTTGAAACAAAAGATTTTTCCAATCGGGCAAATGAAGAGATGCGGATCTATAATCTGACTATGAAGGTGAACCGGTTGGAACTCCTGAAGGCAAATATTGGTCTTGAGATGGTATCAGGATTTGATGAGATGCAGAAATATTTCGATAAGAAGCTGACCGACAGAACACTGAAAGAGTTCCAGAGACAAGCTGGTATCCTTGGCAAGTCCGTTCTTAAGAATGAAAAATACGCTCATGCAATTGCGAATGCATCATTTAAGAATGCGACATATTCGGATCGTATTTGGATGTATCAGGGAATGCTCAAAGCAGAGCTGGAAGGATTACTTGCATCAGGACTGATCAGAGGACAGAATCCGAAGAAACTTGCAAAGCATCTGGAGAAGAGATTCGGTGTCAGTGCTTATAATGCGCAGAGGCTCATGACGACAGAGCTTGCAAGAGTGCAGACAGAGGCTCAGAAGCAGTCTTTTATCCGTAACGGCTTTGATGAGTATGTGTATGTTGCATGCACAAAAGGCGATGTATGTCCGATTTGCAAAGGGCTGGACGACAAGCATTTTAAGGTAGATGATATGATGCCGGGAGAGAATGCTCCACCAATGCATCCGAACTGTCATTGCAGCACAGCGGCATATATGGATAATGAGGCTTATGAGGAGTGGATAAACAGCTATCAGGAACATGGATTGAATTTCGAAGATTGGAAGGCTTCAAGGGAAAGCGAAGAAAGTAAAAAGAAATATAAATATGCTGATACAGTTGTGAAGAAATCACTTCTTACGTCTTCGGAGTACCGAAAGAAATTCAATCAGGTATCCGGCAATTCAAAGGTGAATCGTAGAGCATGGAACATTTCCAAGGATATGCTAAGTCATAGATCTGGTACAAAGTTTGAAGATTTGGCATTTATCAATGTAGTCAATGGGAAATATGCAGTGAACAAAGACTATGATGTAGAGAGCAAGGCAAATATGAATAAACAAATGAAGCAGTTGCTGGAAGAATCGGAGCCAGAAACGATTATCGCAATACATAACCATCCAGGCAGCAGTGTTCCGAGTCTTGCGGATTTGATGACTTGTGTGAATCGAGGGTACTATTTTGGACTGGTAGCTTGTCATGACGGTAAGGTGTACAAATATTGGGTAGATAAGAATAAATTCAATTCTGTGAATGCTGGATTTGCCCTTGACCGGATGGAAACGCAAGGGTATGATAAAGAAGTAAGAACATGGTTGGAGCAAGCAGGAGTGTATATGGAGGTGTGGTAGCATGGATGAAGTGTATAAAAGAATATGCGATAAATTGGGTTGTGAACCTAAAGATATTGCAATTCCGGAGTTTGATACAGAGGATGATTCATGGGAAAGCCCTTTTAAAGTACTGACTAATGAAGAAATGAATTATATAGTGAATCACGGCTGCCTGCCAGGAATTGAACCAATTCAAAAGTAGCGATGCTGGAATATCTTTGGAGGTGCTTTGATATGGCAGTTGATAAAGAATATGAAAGAATATGCAAAAAACTGGGATTCATTCCATCAGAGTATAAATATGATGGACCGATAGAAGAAGACGATACTTGGGTAAATCCATTCTCGGTTTTAACTGTAGAAGAAAATGATTATCTGTATGAAAACGGATATTTATATCAGAAATAAGTGTCACTAGTTAAAATGAGTAGAATGGATATGAAGTAATGTGGTATGGAAAAATGACACAAGAGCTGGAAAAGCTATATGACGATTACTACAAAATGTTTGACCGTACTCCTGATGGATATATGGAGCTGGAATACGGAGAAGGCTCATATAAAGCATATGTGAGAGATATTAAAAAATCATTAAAGCTGAAAAAAGAATTGCCAGAGTTTGTAGAATAAGTGTAAATTACTTCAAGAGTAAGGAAGTGAAATAAATGGCTCAAAATGATTATTTTGTGATTGTATACCGAGTTTTAAAGTACCTTTACGATTGCCTGAAAAAGGGCGAAAAACCAGAAGCTGAGTATTTAGTTGCATCGACGTACAATATTCCAGAAAATTATTGGATATACATTCTTTTAAGCTTGATTAACGAAGAGTATATTAAAGGGATTAGAGTTAATTCCACAAAAGACGGAGTAATTTTTGGTGATTTGCAAGAAGCTATTATCACTCCAAAGGGAATAGAGTATTTATTTGAAAATTCATTGATTGAGAAAGCCAAGAAAACATTGAAAGATGTAAAAGATATGATACCGTTTATTTAGAAAAGCCACTGATCATAATGATTGGTGGTATTTTTATACTCATTTTAGCACAAGGAGGTGACAGGATTGCAAGATATGAATGTTAGTATTATGGGGACATGTTACGATATTCGTTTTGTAGACGAGTATCCGGAGCGATTGAAAGGCGTGGGAGAATATGCAGATGGTTTGTTTAATCGATGTAATAGAGAAATTTATATTTTAAAAAACAAGGATAAAGATTTTACGGATGAAGGAAGAAAACGACATATGAACCGTGTGCTGAGACATGAAATTATACATGCATATTTGGAAGAGAGCGGCTTATCTGCAAACTCGAATATGATATCCGCTTGGGCGCAAAATGAAGAAATGGTGGATTGGTTAGCAATTCAATCATCGAAAATCTTTGCCACATTTCAGGAGGTGGGATGTCTTGATTGAAGTAACTGTCCGCAAGGATGAAATAAAGATATCCGGACATGCAAATTATGCTGTTTCCGGATCAGATATCGTCTGTGCCGGTGTAACAGCACTTGCACTGACACTGATCAAGTCCATAAAGGACCTGACAGATGATAAAATTGAATATGAGATATCTCCCGGAAGGGTGGATATAAAGTATGGGAATCTATCAGAGAAGTCGAAAACTCTGGTGGATTCCTTTTTCATTGGCATCTGTATGATTGCCGAGGAGTTTCCGGAGTATGTCCGGATCATGTAACTTAATGTGACCGGGATGTCGTTAAACTACACATTCAAGATGCAACGACCTGGGCTTAAATGAATGGGGCGGGGCGGAAAGGATAGATAAGATGAAACACATGAATAATCACTGGAGAATTCCAATGAGTAACCTGCAGTTATTTACAGAGCCTGGAGGAGACGGCAGTGGATCCGGAGAAGGAGACGGTGCTGGAACTGGAGGAGATCCTGGAAGTAACAGCAACACAACAATGTCATTTGATGATTTCCTGAAGTTGGAAGGCAATCAGTCTGAGTTCGACCGGCGTGTCCAGAAGGCTGTTAATACGGCTGTGACAAATGCACAGACCAAATGGAAGACACTGACGGATGATAAGGTATCAGAAGCAGAAAAGCTTGCTCAGATGACCAATGAGGAAAAAGCAAACTACCGGGCGAAGAAAGCGGAGGATGCACTGAAAGAGATGAAACGTCAGAATGCCCGGTCAGACATGGCGAAAGAAGCCCGTAAGATGCTGGCAGATGAGGATATCAACATTCCAGATGAACTGGTTATGAACCTTGTAGCAGAAGATGCAGATGGAACCAAGGCGGCAGTGGAAGCCTTTTCTACTATGTACAAAGAAGCTGTCCAGAAAGCAGTGAAAGATGCCTTAAAAGGAAAACCTCCAAAAGCCGGTAACGGTGGAGATAAACCACCAATGACAAAAGGACAGATCTTAGCAGTGAAGAATCCGTCAGAAAGACAGAAGCTGATTGCTGAGAATATTACATTATTTCAGTAAGAAAGGAAGTATGAAACATGCATGATATTAGAAGATTAGGTCTGCAGGTATTTGCAGCACCGAATAACCTGACAGGAGAAGTGCAGATCGAGGTAAAAGCCAGAGAGATTGACTTTGTCACATCCTTTGGTAAGAACCTGAAGGCACTGTTAGATATTCTGGGAATTACCAGAATGATCAGGAAGGAAAACAATTCGGTATTAAAGACCAAAACGGTAAAAGGTGAACTGCAGTCAGGAGATGTTGGAGAAGGCGAAGAAATCCCGATGTCCAGATACACAGTAGAAGAAAAGCCTTTTGATACGATCAAGATTGAAAAATATCGTAAAGGCGTATCTCTTGAAGCCATTTCGGAAAAAGGTTATGAGGCGGCAGTACAGGATACGGATGATGAGTTCAAGTCCGATCTGCAGAATGTAGTGACTGATAAATTCTACGCACAGTTAAAAGCCGGATCTCTTACAGGACATGAAACAACTTGGCAGATGGCTGTTGCGATGGCAATCGGAATGGTTGTAGCTAAATTCCAGAAGATGAAGAGAACGGCAACCGGAGTAGCTGTTTGGGTAAACACACTGGATGTGTACAAGTATCTCGGTGCAGCAGATATTACACTGCAGACTGCATTCGGATTTAAGTATCTGACAAATTTCCTTGGAGCGGATGTGGTATTTGTTACTTCTGAGATTCCACAGAACGTCGTAATTGCAACACCGCTCAACAACATGATTGCATATTATGTTGATCCGGGAGATTCAGAGTTTGCTAAAGCTGGACTTGGATTCACAACAGATTCAGAGACAGGATTTATCGGATTCCACTCAGAAGGAACATACAGCCGTATGATTTCCGACAACTACGCAATCATGGGCTTACGTCTGTTCTGTGAATATTTAGATGCAATCGCATACATTTCTGTAGGCGAATCTGATACACAGACCTTAGGAACATTAAGCGTAACGTCAGAGGCTGGATCAGAAGCAGGAACCACAAAGCTGACAGTGAAAGAGCAGTTAATGTCAATGAGAAACTGCTGGAAGTACAAAGATGCTGCAGCTGCAACAGCAGTAACTTACGGCATGGATGTTAAGAACTGGTCTAAGTGGGACGGTGAATCAGAGATTGCTTCAACAGCAACTCACCATATCACACTGGTTGAATGTGATCAGAACTACAAAGCTGTTCGTTCTGGTGATGTAGCTGTAACTGTCAATCCAGGAGCATAGGAGGTAAGGAAGTATGTATAAGGTAATCAAACATTTTATCGATCTCCATGATAACGATCACTCTTATAACGAGGGAGATATCTTCCCTCGTGAGGGAGTAGATGTCAGTGAGGAAAGAATCAAGGAACTGGCCGGCAGTGACAATAAACAGCACACGCCGCTGATCGAACTGGTGGAAGAGGATCCGGACAATACAGCCGACACAGATACTGCTGAAAAACCACCAAAAGCCGGGAAGAAGAGATCTGAGAATAAGGTGCCCGAAAATAAAGAGCCGGCAGAATAGGAGGAGCGTATGATTGAAGATCTGAAAGTCTTGTTGGGACTGCCGGAAGAAATAGACGAGGAGTTAGAAAATAAACTATTGCTGATTTTGAAGGCTACCAAGCAAAGGCTGCGTTTTCTTCTCGGGGGATTAGAGCCTCCGGAAGAGATGAATTATATCATTCTGGATGTGTCAATCATACGGTTCAACAGAATCGGTTCAGAAGGACTTTCCTCTCACAGTGTTGAGGGAGAAAGCCTTTCTTGGTCAGAAAATGATTTTGCGGGATACATGGATGATATCCGGGCATATCTGGATGACCAGAAAGAATCAAAGAAAGGTAAGGTGAGATTCCTATGAGATATGACACACCTATATACTTCCAGAAACTCACCCCTGGAGAGTATGATCCGGCTACCGGTAATTACGGGGAAGACACGATATCGGAAGATATGAAGTCTGCCTCAGTCATGGATACCGGTACGAATACGATGATGCTTGTCTATTCCGGAATTAAGGAAGGCAGCCTTACCATTCACCTGCAGAATCATTATGACCGGCCATTTGACAGGATTCGCGTAGGGAATAAAACATATGGCGTAGATTTCAGCAGGAAGCTTCGGACGAAGCAGGTATATGTTGTGTCGGAGGTGATGTGATGGGAGTAAAGCTGATTGGTTTTGAAAAGTTAGAGGCTAAACTGACTAAGAACATGGATATGTCTGCTGTTAAAACAGTAGTAAAGAAAAATGGGGCTGAAATGCAGAAAAAAGCTATGAAAGAAGCTCCTGTGCTCACCCATCATTTACAAAAGTCAATTATGTTGGAAATTACAGATGGCGGCATGACTGCAGAGGTTGAATCAACGGCGGAATATGCAGGTTATCAGGAATATGGAACAAGATTCATGAAAGGAAAACCGCATATACGCCCGGCATTTGATGAGCAGAAAGGTAAATTTAAGTCGGATTTGGGAAAACTTGTGAGGTGATAAGATGGATCCACAGCAGGAATTGTTCAGTGCTGTTTTGATGGCATTGAAAGAAAAATATGAGGATACGGGAGTTGGTGTGTATGACACGGATTTACCGCCTGAGGACACGCCGTATCCTTTTGTTTACCTGGCGGATTGCTCCGAGAGTGATCAGGCTACAAAAAATGAGATTATCGGCGAGACTAATCTAACGTTGAAAGTCTGGCATGATAATATACGGCAGAGAGGAACGGTATCTGGTATCTTAGCAGATATCAAAAACATCTGCAGGTCTATCGAACATACAGCGCACTATGCCTGGAATATGCAGAGACCGACACAAAGGATCCTGCCGGATAATACAACGAAACAGCCGCTTCTTATGGGAATTTTGGAAGTGGGATATAAATTTAGTTAGGAGATGACAATAGTGAAGAACGGAAAGTTATTTGGACTGCAGTTATTTGCAGAAGCAGTAGCAGGCAAAAAGATCGTATATCTGTACCGTATCCTGAGTACAGAGAAAGATCATGACGCAACAGCACTTGCGTTTACGACAGAGAACGAACGTACAAAATCAAAAGATGCAGATTCTACGGCAACCAAGGATGGTGCAGTACGTACACCTGGGACTGCAGAAGGAGAAATCACGGCATCCAGTTTATTGAAAAAAGGAGATAAATTCATTGATGAACTTGAAGCAGCACTTGATGATGATGAAAAGATGGAAATCTGGGAAGTAAATCTGGCAGAGCCACAGGTAAGTTCGAGCAATAAGTTTAAAGCAAAATACTTCCAGGGATATCTTACGGAAATTGATAAGACATCCAATGCAGAGGATAATGTTGAGTTATCGTTGACATTTGGGCTGGAAGGAAAAGGCGTAGATGGCTATGCAACGGTTACTGCAGAACAGCAGGAAGTAGCAGCATATGTATTTGCAGACACTCAGAAGACAGGAGCTTAAGAGGACGAGAAGATTCGTCCTCTTTTTGATGTGCGACATCGCACAGAAGGGAGATAAAACAATATGATGGAACTTACAATCAATGGAACAGTATATCAGTTTAAATTCGGAATGGGATTCTTAAGAGAAGCAAATAAGCTTACCGTAGTTCCGGTTCAGGGAATGCCGGGAACCACAAAAGAAATAGGAGCAAGGTATCTGATCGCTAGTGTTGTGGTTGATCAGGAACCGAACGCGCTGGTAGATCTGTTAGATTTGGCAAATAAGGGAGAGAATCCAAGAGTAACAAAGGCAATGTTAGATTCTTACATTGATTCGGAAGAGGTAGACATCGATGAACTCATGGAGAAAACAAAAGATTTTTTATCGAAAGCAAATGCTACCAAGAAAGCAGTGAAAGAGATTTTGAAAGAGTACGAAGAACAGATGGCGAAGAAGAAGGCTCAGGAGCTGTAGAAGAAGACCTATATAAGACCGTAGCAAGGAATTGCTTCCGGTATTTTGGCTTCACGTCATTTAAACAGGTGGATCAGCTGACATTGGCAGAATATGAACTTATGATGGAGGCTTTAGAGCTTCGGATGCTTGACGAGAGTTTACATGAACATCGTCAGGCATTTTTGAATTTTGCGGTAAAGGCAGAAAAGAAAGCCGGTAAAGGCAAGACCAAACCAGTTTACAAGAGATTCCGGCAATTCTTTGATTTTGATAAAGAATTGAAAAAAATGAAGAATCGAAGGAAACCATCCAGATTTGCTGGAATAACCAAACTGCTGGATAGAGAGGAGTGAGAGGATGGCAGAGTCGTATAGTGTAAAAGCAATATTATCAGCGCAGGACAAAAACTTTTCATCCATTATGAGATCATGCCAGGGATATGCAAATAATCTGAAAACCACTCTCACCGGTGGTCTTGGATTTGGTGCAATGGCTGCAATCGGTGGAAAGGCGATGTCGCTGGTGACAAATTCAGTCAGTGATTTGTCGAAAGAGACGATAGAAACATCGGATTCCATGTATAAGTTGCAGGCAGCTATGAGATTTTCCGGGTATTCCGAAGCGGAAATACAGAGAATAGCCGGAGCAACAGGTACATTAAAAACGTATGCGGATAAAACAGTATTCTCCCTGCAGGATGTTATGAGTACATTCGGCGCATTTTCGGCAAATGGAATCAAAGACGCAGACAAGTTGACGGAAGCGGTCGGTAATGCAGTTGCTGTATTTGGCGGAGGTGCAAAGGAATATTCCTCGGTAGCACTTGCGTTTTCGCAGGCAATGGTGGCAGGAGCTTTGCATGCGCAGGATTGGAACCAGATCATTAATGCCAGTCCGCAGCTTGCTGGAGGCTTGCGGAAAGAGTTGATTAAGCTGAATCCAACATTAGGGAACGACTTCAAAGGAGCAATGGAAAAGGGTGCAATTACCGCAGACATGCTCGGACAGGCTATCAATAACATTGGTATGACCGACATGGCGAAAGAAGCAGCTACATCCGTAACCACATTTGAAGGCGCTATGAGTAACTTGGAAGCATCTGCAGTAAGCGGAATGATGAAGCTTTATGATACTTTCGCAAAGCCTAAAGTGATTGATGCAATCAATGGGATGACCGGTAAGGTGGAGACGGGATTTGACAAGCTGTCTACGGGTATCCCGAAAGCAATCAAGGTTATATCGCCATACTGGGACGTCTTTAAAGACGATGCGGTGAAAGTGGGAAAAGCCTTTGGAGAAGCAGCCAAATCAATCGTTGGAGAAGTGGAAAATCTTACGGGTGCATTTGGGAAAAAAGAAAGCGTAGAAAACTTTTCGGATTCTCTCGGGACTGCAACAGGTGCATTAACCACATTTGCAGATTTTTTAAAAGATCATGATAAAGAAGTGGCAAAAGCGATTACACTGTTACCGAAATTATATGTTGCTTTTAAAGGCTTTAAAATAGTCAGTGCAGTTGCCCCTGGTGTCAAAACTTTTGCGGGCGCAATTGTAAGCATGACAGGAAAAGGAATAGCGACACTGGCAGGTAAGTTATTTGGTGTAGCAGCGGGTGAAAAAGCGGTAGGCACTGCAAGTAAAGAATCATCAGGAACTATCCTAGAATCAGCAAAAGCATTTGTAGCGATCGGAGCGATCGGAGCGGGAGTAGCATTGATAGCGGCAGGGTTTTCCCTTTTGGCATATTCAGCCGTGCAAATCGCACAAGCTGGACCACTGGCAGCAGGAGTACTGATCGGCATGACAGGAGCAGTGGCAGGATTAATGGTCGTTGCCAAAAATGTGGCGCCGGCTATGACGGCCGGAGCAACAGGATTCATTGCCTTTGGTGCAGCTGTCCTGATTGCAGCAGCGGGGATTGCTGTATTATCACTGGCGGCTGTTAATCTGGCGAATGCGGGACCGCTTGCTATAGGCTGTATGGTTGGCATGGTTGCGGCAATTGCCGGACTTGCTCTTGGCGCAGCAGCACTAGGACCAGCATTGACAGCCGGAGCAGTAGGTCTCGTTGCCTTTGGTGTAGCTATATTACTGGTTTCAACCGGAGCACTGCTGGCAAGTGTTGGGCTTGCCATAGTAGCAGGTGTGCTTCCGACCATTGTGCAATATGGAATTCAGGGAGCGGCTTGCATCGCAACCCTCGGAGCAGGCATGATCGTATTTGGCGCTGGGGCTGCAGTAGCCGGAGCGGGATGCATTGTCCTTGGTGCCGGACTTGTAGTGGTAGGTGCCGGACTTACGGTGGTTGGTGCAGCTGTCCTGATAGCGGCAGCGGGTGTGTTGCTTCTGGCAGCGGGAACACTGGCCCTTGGCGCCGGTCTTACGGTAGCTGGGGCAGGACTTCTAGTGATGGGAGCTGCATTCCCTGCAGTATCATCCGGAGCTTTAGCAACGGTAGGAGCACTGACAGCCTTAACAGCATTATCATTAGGTCTTGCGGCCGGAATGGGAGCATCGGCTGTTGTAGTGGTAGCATTTGGAGTTGCAATGGCGGGTGGAGCAGTTGGCACCCTTGCAATGGTGGTAGCATTAAAATCTGTCAATTCAAGTATGAAATCAATAGCCGGTAATGCCAAAAGCGCTCAAAGCTCGCTCACGAGTATGCGAGCCAGTGTAAATGTGGTAAATTCCGGACTGGATGCGTTGGGAAGTAGAGCAAAGTCAGCAGTTAATACATTGGTAAGACAATTTTCAAACGCAGAAGGAAAAGCAAGGAGCTCCGGGAATGCTGTTGGAAACAACTTCAACAACGGGGTTCGTAGTGGCATGAGCCGAGCGGTATCTACGGCAAGAACTATGTCTGCATCCACGGTAGTGGCAATGCGATCAGCCGGATCCGGTTCATACAGTTGTGGTGTATATATAGGGGCAGGTCTTGCAAATGGTATGGCGAGTCAGGTCGGACGTGTAAGATCTGTCGCAGCGCAGTTGGCAGCTGCAGCAGAGGCGGCAATTAGGGCGAAGGCGCAGATTCACAGTCCGTCAAGGGTGTCTGACAAATTAGGTAGTTATTTTGGCATTGGATGGGTTAATGCAATATTAGGAAAAGTTAAACTCGCAAGAAAAGCTGCAGCACAGCTGGTTCAAATACCAGAGCTGGCAACAATACCGGATATTGGCATGAATATTCGAACAAGTATCGATGATTTGAATGATGATTATGAATACACCAGAAATGAAACTTATACCATTTACATCCCTGTCGAAGTAGATGGCCGGCAGGTGGCAAAGGCAACGGCGAAATACACCAAAGAAGAAATTGAACAGCAGCAGAAAAGAGATCTTCGAAAGAAAGGCATGAGATAAGGAGGGCAGATATGTATAAATTTGTAGACACTACAGAGAGACAGGAAGAGCAGATACTGCCCTCCGAAGCTCTCAATTTTAACGGAGTCTATTTTGAAAATGTAATCCCCGGATATCGGACACTATATGTGTCCGGCCGGGAGATGATCGAAACAGAAATTACAGATTTGGATACGGAGATTATGGATGGATCCAGATATCGAAGAAAACGATATAAGCCGAGAACGATCACTGTCGGGTATCAGCTGATCGCTAAGAGTAATGCGGAATTCCGGAATGCTTATAACAAATTGAATTTATTACTTGATGTGGCAGAAGCGAAGCTGATCTTCCTGGATGAACCGGATAAGTATTATGTCGGAACAAAGGTAAATGCCGGCGATGTGCCGCATGGCAGAAATGCGGTAACTGCAGAAATTGAGTTCTATTGCTCAGATCCATTTAAATATTCCGTAGAAGAGTACGAGGTTGCGCCAACTGCAGATGACGGGACAACATTTGTTGTTGATTATAAAGGAACGTATAAAGCACATCCAACGTTCGAAGCAGTGATGGAAAATGGAGAGAATGGATTTGTCGGATTCGTTGATCAGGATAAACATATTTTACAGTTCGGAAACATCGAAGAGGAAGATGGGGAGACGTACAAAGAAAATGAGACATTGGCTACGCTTCAGGACTTTTTCAATGCATCGGATGATACATCTGGAACGGATTTTATGCATCCTTTCTACGGAGCAAAAGGATCCCTCGGAACATCAACATGGTTTAATACCAAGTTCCTCTCTTTGAAGTCTGCAGGGCAACAGGTTGGTCGCGCAAACGGTGGACTCAGAACCATCATTCTTCCGGCGGACTCAACCGGTGATCAGGAAGGGTGTCAGAACTTTTATTCTTATTTCCATATCCTGTTTTATGCCGGATTGATGGGACAGACCGGAGAAATGTGTATTAACTATCTGACAGCGGACGATAAGCTTATTGCCGGTGTGAACTGGTATAAATCGGATATGAGCGGAAATACAGGACATTATGATCTAGTCTGCTACAATCCGAACAAGAAGAGTACCGATCAGCAGGCGGGGCGTGTGCTGAAAACGTACACTTATATGACAAGTCATCTGCGGAAGCAAAATCCGTGGTACTGGAACTGGGGACATTGTGATCTTAGAAAAGAAGGCAGTAAACTTACATTTTTCTATAATGGCAGTTATCCGAGCTTCAATATTCCGGAAATAGCAGATATGAAATGTGCCAAGATTCAGATTGCGATTAAGCAGAGAGGAACAAGATCAGGGAATAAGTATCTTACATACAACGGGATCAATGCTTTTTATTTTCAGAAGTTACATGTAGAAAAATGGAAAGATGTACCGAATAAATTTGCGCAGGACTGCAGTTTGATTGCAAATTGTTCAGATGGATCAATTCGGATGAATGGTCTGCCAAAGCCGGATCTGGGAGCTCTTGGAAATGACTGGGAAACATTTTGCTTGAAGCCGGGAGTTAATCAGGTTCAATGCTTGTGCTCCAGCTGGGCGAAGAAACCGACGTTTAAAATGAAGTACAGGGAGGTGTTCTTGTGATCATATATTTTGCTGACAGGGCAATGAACATTCTTGGATCAGCATCTACCGGACTGCCGAAGGGACTAATGATTACAAATGATAAAAAGACAGAAGAAATATCCGAAGGTGTGGCAATCTTTGAATGCAATTTGGATTACAATTTTGTGAATCTGGATGAGGACGAAGAACAGGAAGTTGATGTGAAGAAGCTTGCTGCAGTCGGAAATTTCATCCTAAAACAGGGTGCAGACAGCAGTGAAGTGGAAGTATATATGATTATTGATTCGACGATAGATCCGATTCAAAAGGATGCATCCATCTATGCTGAAGATGCGGGACTGGATCTGTTAAATGAAGTGGTCGGAAAGTATGCTGCAGATAAAGCTTATAACATTGCCTATTACATTAATAAATTTGCGTATGATTCCGGATTTGAAATCGGAATCAATGAGGTAAGTAATCTTACAAGAAAGTTGTCCTGGGATGGTGAAGACACAGCGACAAAGAGATTACTGAGTGTAGCTACACCTGTCTCTTATACACATCTGACGC